CCATAAAGGAAAGCGTATATGAAAGTCTTTGCTTGATCTCTAGTTTCAAGGCCGCTAGCCAACTGATTTGCCGTGTGAATATCTCCTGTGAGAATTTCATTTGTATAGCCCTCATCGTTCATGTAATGTGCAAGCATCCGTAACTCAAGACCGCTTGCGTCCATACCTACAAGTTTGTAACCTTCTGGTACTGTCCATACGTCCCTACACTCCTTACCATAAGGTGAGTAAACCGCAGGTACTTGACCCATGTTAGGACTTGAATGAGTCATGCGTCCTGTCACTGCTCCGTTGGCGTTGACATAGCCATGTACTCTACCGTCCTCTTTAACAGCCTCTAGCCAACTCTGTACCTGAGCCACACGCTTCTGTATCATAAGATACTCAGCTATCAAAGCGGCCTGTGGTGTGCCCTTCACTGTACCTAGCACCGCCTCGTCAACGATGGCCTGTCCTGTCTCAGTGAATTGCTTAGGTTTCCATCCATAATACTGGAGGTGTCTACCTATCTGCTGTCGTGACCCTAGATTAAACACAGGGAAATCTATGCGGCTAAAAGGTGCTACTGCTGTTTGCCATTGCTCACCAAGGAACTTAAGCCCAACAACAGAGAGCGTACCGTCCTTCTTAATTTTAGGTGTAATCTCTTTGACAAATGTCGGTAACGGTTTGAAAACCTGATGTACTTCATCTTCAAGGTCATTCTTCTTCTCCTTTAATGTAGCCAGTAAATGATAAGCTTTTTCTTGGTCTAAAAGCCAACCTGTTTTAATTTGCTTTGAAATAACACTTTGTACTTGATGCTCAAGATCAACACTTTCAGGCTTAAAATCCTTAAGCTCAAGAAGTAATCTCTGGTACACCAACGTATTAACTTTAACATCCTGTATGCAATACTCCAACATATCATACGAAAAAACATCCCAAACATTATGATCTCCTTTAGGGCAATTAAGTATAGTACCCCAGTTATCTAAGGAATGACCACCCTCTCTTGATGGATTAGCTAGTCGGGACATTACCAGTGTGTCAGTTATTTTACACTTGCTAAAGTCTGCCGATAGTAGTTGCTCCAGTACAGGTATGTCATATCCTATAAGGTTGTGACCAATTAGTTCGCACTCGTCCTGTAGTTGTAACCAAGTTATAAATTCAGGTAGTCTATCTCCCGACCAAGTTAAGGAATCATCGTGTCCTAACTGTCGCACAACAATACACCATACTATATCAGGGTCAAGGCCATTGGCTTCAATGTCAAGTACAAACTGTTTCATTAAAACTCCGATTCTTCGCCCATTGGACAACTTGTTTCCACCATCCTTCCTGAGTCCTTGTCATAATAAAGGTAGCAAGCAGGGCCAGTGAGTCCAACAAATCTGTTCTTGAGTACACGAACTGTTGTAGTGTTCCGTGTCTCAGGGTCAGCGTGTTGCTGATCTCGTTCAAGTCCAATAACAATGTCGCTAAGTTGTGCGATTGCCGCTGAACCTCTTAGTTCTCCCAAGCTTATCCTACCGCCATCTTCATGTGCCTTTGATCCGCTAGGTCTACGCAGGTGTGATACTAGGAATAGCCCTACACCTGTCTCCTGTACTAGCTTTCTAAGGTTAGTCATAATGCTGTCGATGGCTTTACGCTCGTCACCGTTGTCCTGATCACTGACCACGATACTCAGGTGGTCTAGGATGATCCACTTGCAGTCCAAGCCCTTAGCCATGTAACGTATGCGGCCTAAGAGGTTGTCCTCGCTCGTAGAACCCCAGTGATCAAACAGAAAGATACGGCCTGAGCCTAACGTCCTGTCCCAATATCCTCTCTTCTCTTCCTTGCTGACAGTCTTGTCCAAGTGTAACAACTTGTTAGCCTCAATGGACATAATGCCTAATGCTGTCTTAGGTATGTCCTCCTCTAAGGCTAAAACGCCAATGTTGTCATCAGTAGCCCCAAGTAAGTAATGCTCAAGCTCTCTGACAATCTGAGACTTACCCATGCCTGAGCCTGACGTAATGGTGACTAGTTCCTTCCTGCGGAAACCGTGGGTCATCTCATTAAGACAATTCCAAGGATACAGGATGGACTTAACATCAGCCTGTTCCATGATCATGTCCCAAGTGTCACTGCCTGACACAATGCCATCGGGTTGATATGTCTTAGCGTTCCACCACTCCCTAACAAAACCAGTGACCTTGTTAGCCTTGAGCATATCCCCTGCATCCTTCATAGGCAAGGTGACATTCTTGGCCTTGTTGGGGGTGAATAAATCAAGTACAGCTTTGGATGCCTCCTGCCCTGCCTTGTCATTGTCAAAACAAATGACTACGTTCTCAAAGGATTCTAACCACTCAAGGTTTTCTTTAATGTCCTTTGATGCTCCGCTTGCGCCACTTCTAATGGAGACAACGGGCCATTTCCCGTCAAACATTTCGTGAACGGCAAGTGCGTCTGCCTCGCCCTCTGTGATCGTAATGTACTTACCGCCACCCTTGAAAGCTTGTTGACCGAACAACCCAACATTACCGAACTCCCCTGTTGCATAAAAACTCTTGTTGTCCACAATACGAACCTTAGTGCCCGTAGGCGTACCTGAGTCCTTATCGTGGTACGGATAATGATGCTTAACAATTTGCCCCTGAGCATTGTACTCAACCGTCACGCCATACTTTTGTGCTATGGCTTGGCTGATACGCCTGTCAGGGATTGCCGACACTACTCCTGTCATCTCTAATCGCCTCGTTATACTTGGTGTTACGTTTACAACCTGACCCGTACCTCTCTCGTAGTAGTCACAACCACCTGAAAAACAGGTGGCGTGACCATCGGAGTACCTTGCTAGGTTGTTCTTAGAGCCACACGCAGGGCATGGCTCATGTTTAACAAAGGTAGACGACACTACTAAAACTCCCCTCCACTAGTATCTTCCGCTACCTCTAAGACCTTGATCTTATTAAGGTAGGTTGAGACACCGTGTACAGGATGTTCCTGACCCTCAGCGTACAACACTCGCACCTTAGACCCTCGACCTATGCGACCTTTAAAGGGTGAACCTTCAGCATCCAAGACAGGCACATCGTACTTAGTGCTAAACTTGCGCTGTTTGACACCTTCATACTCTCGCATCTTAACACCCTTAGCTGACAGGTCTCCTGCTGTCTCATCATCTAGTGACAACACAACAGAGAACTTACCTGTTGACTGACCCTTATACGTCTCATGCTCGTCCAAGTTTTCAAACGCTAATAGACCTTCTAATACTGCCATAGTTACTACCTCTTTTACTCTAGCTTAGTGAATGACCCTTATGTATAACTTAAGGATCGTTTGGTTAATACTATAATTATATATTAAATATTTTCCTTTAATACATAAGTATAGTATACCATGAATTAGGGCATAACCTCAATCATTAAAAGTTATACCCATTATTCATCAAATCAATACTACTCTCCTGTTATGTAAAAACTTAAATCACAATCCTCACCAAAGGAAATATACTTTTGTTCAGTCTTTACAACCTCACTCAGCACATATCCGTAGTCTGGATGTTTCATCACCTTGCCATTTTTGTGCTTCTTTGGAGCACGGATAAGTTCAAGATATGATATTGTCGGATACTCCTCTAGCTTATTATAGCAGTCTATATCAAAATCATATTTCTTTTTGACGTATTCCTCTATAGCCTCTAACACTTCATATTGACATAATTTAATTTCCATTACTGTTCCTCCATATCCGCTAGGAATTCAAAGGGATTAACAAGATCATCAAGAATCGTATGCATAGGGCTATCTGTCGTTGCCTCATTGGATGCTGACAGGCAGTTACTACATAACTCTGAGTAATCCCCTGTCGCTCTATCAATCTTCCTCATCTCGAAATCATTCATTATAACGTCACACGCTTTGCATCTACTCATGGCAAAAAGCCCTCTTGTGTTGGTCTAAAAACTCTTTAGCAGTCAAGGTGCTGTAGTAAGCCCTAACGCTATCCTCTGCGCGTTGGTGCGCCTCCTGTAATGTCATGGCTAACATCTCATACTCAACCATCTCATCAATCAATCGGGTAATAGGTCTAACGTCGTTATCGTCGCCCCCTTCGTACCCTATCAAGCGTTCCTTTATTTTACTCATTATTAACGTCCTCCATCTTATAAACATAACCGAAAGTAATTGTAAACAAGGGCAAAAGTACAACCGTACCACAAAAGGGCAAAGCCTCTATTTCTTGCGTTGTCTCGCTGTACGTCCAAACTGGGCGGCTGTCCACAAACTCAATATCTAACCCTGTCCCGTTCCTTAATTCAACGGTTAAAGTCCTTTTTTTACCTATTCTCCAACTAATCATAACTCCACCCCGTAAACATTAGCCATAAATGAAACTGCTTTATCTCGCATCACTTTCTTTGAATGCTCTGTGAAAGGTCTGCAAGCATAGACACTCTCTAGACCTTCCATGTGTACATTGGCTAGGTGTTCTCGCCTAACCTTGTCATAAAGCAAGCCTTGAGCATAGGTTCTCTCATCCCCTAAGCGAGCGAGAGCGTCAAACTGTGCCAATACAATCTCTTTTTGCGTCAATCCGTCAATCTGCATCTTAGTGTCTCCCTGCTTCATCAAAATAATCATTGTTTAAATTAAGCATATACGAGCCATTACTATGGGGCATTGCTACCATAACTTCCGTATCGTCATCATCCAACGCCTTATACCACCCATCGCTGTTGGTTACCGTAAAGCCTCCATCCTTTAACTGCTTAATCAATCCACGCAGTTCCTTTTTGTTCTCCATAAAAC